CTACGGACGCAATTAAAAACGGCATAATGGAAAAAGTACAAGGTGTAGGACTTACTCCTAGTTCCAAATGGCAACTTGTTCCTAATATGAAGTTTACAATGGATATGTTTGACCCAAAAACAAAACAACTATTAATAGGCCGTGCCGGTGGAAGTAGTGATTTAGGTATGGGTATTCCAAAAGACAAAGAAAGACACGCTACTCAAGCGGCATTAGCACAACAACAAGGTGGTGTGCGTAAAGAACCTGTGCTACTAATAAAAACAGCCAATGGATATGAACTTTTAGAAGGATGGCATAGAACTATACAACATTTTGTTAAGTATCCTGATGGATATACAGGCCCTGCTTATGTGGCAGTTGCTCAAGATGTATCGGAAAACTTTGCCGACGGACGCAATCCACAAGATAAAGGCGACAGTAAGAGGCACGGTATTAACACCAAAGCCAGTGTAAGTAGTCTACGTAAAACTGCTAAACAGGGCGGACGCAAAGGACAACTAGCACACTGGCTAGCTAATATGAAAGCAGGCCGTGCTAAAAAAAATAAATAAGTGTATGAAAATCAAAGAACTTTTAGAAACAGCTACAGCAGGTGCTACAAGTGCCGGTATGGGGGCTATTTTGATCAAAGGGGGTACCGGCTCTAATGTAGGTACACTATTTGGCGGCAGTTTTAAACAGAATAAAACTACTAAAAAGAAGTCTAAGACTTCCGAAGAATCTATTATAAGAAGATAAATATACTTATGGACCTAGAAAAACAACCAGTCGACGATCACGAAGCCAAAATGGCCAGAGCTGAGCTTTACAAGCTCAATCAGTATTCTGCCAAATTGTTTAAACTGATCGGAGAAAACGATGAATTAGATGGCTGGGTTCAATCAAAAATTACCAAAGCTGCTGATTATATCAGCTCTGTATATCATTATATGGAATATGAAAAAATGGCAGCTAGTCAAGTCGAATCGGGACCTAGAGATTTTGAAGAATCTCTACAAAACGAAGTTAAACAAAGCCTCAAAGAACAGTGGCTGAACAGAAAAAATCAAGGAAACTAAAATGGACTTTAAAGCAATACTAAGCAAACTTGACGGAATGGAAGCACCTCCGACAACTCCTGCAGCCCCTGTGTTAGACAAAGCTGTGCAACTCAACGAAGATGCACAACTTCGTGTTCTAGCTGGACAAACAACTTATGTTGCAGAAGCCAAGAAAAAGAAAGACGAAGAAGTTAAAGAAGAAAAATCGTCTACTGGCGGAACTATTGATCGTTCGAAAAAAGGCGTAACCAAACACACACAAAATCCCAATCGCTTCAGTGATGAACCGCATTCGGAACCTGCCAGCAAGGCTAAATCACAATCAGCTGCGGACAAAGAAAAAGATAAAGCAGCTGACAAAGCCCATGCCAAAGACAGCAAGGACTATGAAAAAGCACACGGCAAAGGTTCAGTAACTCGTGTTAAAGATGGCAAGAAAGTAGAAAGCATTGAGCCACAATTCAAAAGCAAGTTCATGAAGATGGTAGAAGCCAAGAAAGAAGAAAGTGCTGCTGACGCCAAGAAGAAAAAAGAAGATAAGAAAAAGAAAATGGCCAAGATCATGGACGAAGGCGCAAAGCCAGACTTTTTAGATCTTGACAAAGATGGCGACAAGAAAGAGCCAATGAAAAAAGCTGCTGGTGATAAGGGCGGCGACAAACCAGCTAGCAAGAAAGGAATGAGTGCTGCTCAAGAAAAATTCTTTGGAAAAAAGAAGACTGTTAAAGAATCAATCGAATCTAATTTATCATTTAAAGAAATGATGGCACTGGTTGTTGAAAGTGGTGGCCAACAACAGATCGATCCAGTCGATAATCAATTGTGGGCCTGGGCTCAACGTGTTGCTAAAACCAAGATTGGCGAAGGCATGAAAGCTGATGTTTATGCTGGTATGGTCTATGAGCGTATGGGTGGTTCATTTGAAATGTACGATGTGCTCAGCGAGCAACGTAGATAATACTTCCAATAAGTATCTAAAAGCCGGCAATTAGTTGACCGGCTTTTTCTTTGACTATATAATAGTTCTATAGGAGAGAATTATGTCTACAAGAATGTACGGTCCCGAAGAAAAAGCTAAACTTGAGCGTCTTATCAACGAAGGCTCTAATGTGATTCGCGAAATTGAAGATCTGTCAGAGGGTCTTAAAGAAACTGTTAAAGCAGTTGCAGAAGAACTACAAATTAAGCCTAGCATTATCAACAAGGCAATTAAGATTGCACACAAAGACAATTGGAAAGATCACGAGCAAGAATGGAACGACATTGAGATGATTCTCGGTGTTACTAAACGTCTACCAGAATGATCAATACCATATTCGGACCAACAATACAATGGATTAAAGATGACTTTAAGTCTAACCCAATTCGTTTTGTTGTTGAGCTGTTTGCTTGGGCTATTAGTATTGGTTGCAGTATTACTATGGCAGTCACAGTCCCCACTCCGCCGCTTCTTACTCTTTATCCCATTTGGATTCTTGGTTGTGCTATGTACGGTTGGGCTGCTTGGACTAGGAAATCTTTTGGTATGCTGGCTAACTATTGTTTGCTAACCGCAATTGATACTGTTGGCCTCGTTAGAATGATAATTAATTAAATATACAATAGATGGTAAGCTGGGCCATAAACCGCACATTCGGTATTTGTCTGCCACAAAAGACATAGGAGAAAAATTTGAGTTACGTAGACGCTTTCTATAATAGAGAGCAGGATATGATCAATGTTGTTGAACGCAATGATAAAGGCGAACGACATTATAAAGAATACCCTGCCCGTCATATATTTTATTACCCAGATGCCAAGGGTAAATTCACAAGTATTTTTGGACAACCTCTTTCACGAGTAAGTTCAAAAAACGTCAAAGAACATCGCAAAGAACTTGCAATTCATTCAAACAAAAAACTTTTTGAAAGCGATATCAATCCCATTTATCGCTGTCTAGAAGACAATTACCTTAATGTTGATGCACCTAAACTAAATGTAGCATGGTTCGACATTGAGGTAGACTTTGATCCAGAACGTGGCTATGCATCACCAGAGGACGCATTTATGCCAATTACTGCTATTGCTGTCTACCTACAATGGATGCAGACTATGGTCTGTTTGGCCATTCCTCCCAAGACATTAAGTATGGAAGAGGCTAAAAAGCAAGTTGAAGAATTTCCTAACACGTATTTGTTTGATAACGAAGCAGATATGTTAGACATGTTCTTGGATCTAATACAAGATGCAGATGTACTAAGTGGTTGGAACTCAGAAGGCTTTGATATTCCTTACACAGTTAATCGTGTAACAAAAGTTCTAAGTAAAGAAGATACAAGACGTTTTTGTTTGTGGAATCAATTTCCCAAGAAGCGTGAGTACGAAAAATACGGTAAGGCCGCTGTCACGTACGATCTTATTGGTCGTGTACACTTAGACAGTCTTGAACTGTATCGCAAGTACACATATGAAGAACGCCATACCTATCGACTGGACGCTATCGGTGAGATGGAAATTGGTGAAAACAAGACTGTGTACGAAGGTACACTTGATCAGTTATACAACAACGATTTCCGTAGATTCATCGAGTACAACAGACAAGACTGTATGCTGTTGGAAAAATTAGACAAGAAATTAAAGTTTCTGGCTCTTGCTAACACACTGGCACATGAATGTACTGTGCTACTACAGACCACAATGGGTGCTGTTGCAGTTACGGAACAGGCCATTATCAACGAAGCTCACAAGCGTGGAATGATTGTTCCCAATAGAATAAGTCGAGAAGAAGGTTTTAGTAATCAAGCCGCTGGTGCTTATGTGGCCTATCCCAAAAAAGGCATTCACGAATGGATTGGTTCGTTAGATATTAACTCACTGTATCCGTCGGCAATTCGTGCCCTGAACATGGGTCCGGAAACTATTGTTGGTCAGTTGCGTCAAGATGGCACTAAAGATTATATTGCTGCTGAAATTGCCAAAGGTAAATCGTTTGCATCCGCTTGGGAAGGCATATTTGGTTCATTGGAATATGCCGCGGTATTAGAACGAAATGTTGGTCGAGAAATTACTATCGACTGGGAAGATGGCGGAGTAGATACACTTAGTGCTGCTCAGGCCTATGATCTAATCTTTGAAAGCAATCAGCCTTGGATGCTAAGTGCTAACGGCACTATCTTTACCTACGAGAAAGAAGGTATCATTCCTGGATTGTTAAAACGTTGGTATGCAGAACGTAAAGAAATGCAGGCCAAACTAAAAGATTGTATTGCAGCCGGTAACAAGATTGAAGAAGAATACTGGGACAAGCGTCAGTTGGTCAAAAAGATTAATTTGAACAGTTTGTATGGTGCT